TACCCGTGAAATTGGCTGGTATGGATTGGCCGTTCACCAAGGTCCAGAAGATTGTGCGAGCTGCGCCAGGATCATTGGGGCCAAGGTTTTCGACGCGCAGACGCATGTTGAGCCGGACGGTACGGCCCCCGCTGCTGAACTGGAAGTTATTTTTGTCTGCTTCGGTGAACTGGTATTCAGCGCCAACGGGCAACGGGAAGTAGGGGACATCTGGAAGCGGAGCTTCGTTGATATTGTCGGGGTCTTTGCCGATGGCCTTTGCGATGCCATTGCTGATGCGGCGGAGATTGGCGTCGGCGTTGTCGCGGTAGGAAAAAGCACGCACAAAACGCACACTGGAGACTGGCGCAGTCGTGACTTGGCTACCTGAAAAGACCGGGTCGCTGACCATTTCCGAGTGGAGTGCCAGTGCAGCGATGTCATCGAGGAAGCCCCGGACGCGGATGGTAAATGTGCCGTATTGCGTGACGATTCCGGAAGCGTCGTAGAACGGGTTGGTCGCTGTGATACCGTCGCTGTTCAAGCGGATGCACAGACCGCGACCAATAATCTGGTTGATCTCACCAGAAGTAATCGGGCGGATGCGGTATTCAAATTGATCGAAGGGTTGCGCGATGCGGATGAAGTTGTATTGGTCCTGCGGCGCAGATCCAACAACGCAGAAGGGGAACGGATTTAGTTTGGCCCAGCCTTCTTCAGAGCTGTAATCGTTGTTGGCAGGTCTGACGTAGAGGTGGAAGAAAGAAGCGCGGCGGGCGTAGGACTGGTTTGTTCCAGTAGAAAGACTGGTGTTTTCAACGTCGTACTTATGCAGTTTTTCGATGGAGGGAACTGAGTTAAAATTAGTGATGCCATTGAAGCGTGTCCAGACGTTACTCTTGATGCCGATTTCGGTTACTTCACAAGCACGAGAATTTTGGAATGTGGCGATCTCAGCTTTGCAGATGGGGAACCATGCTTGGCCTATGTCAAACAACGGACCGTCAGCGCCTTCAGGAAGATTTGTGTCTGACGTGATGAACGGGCGGTGGCACACACCGACATAGCCTGGACCGCCATCGCCGTAAACAGCGATGCACTTGAGGATTACGGTGTAGGGAGAGGAATCAGTTTTGTCGTAAACATTGTCGGCTGGTGTTCGAGAACTCACCTCAAACATGCAGTTGCCAATCATCCATTTGGTACCTATCTTCAGCAGCTCGTCTTGCTGTTCGTGTTCGGTTTGGATGGCGGAGATGATTTGTTTGTTGTCGACAGCTCCAAGGTCGGGATTTGCGTAGGTATATTCAAGGCCACGCTGCCTGTTTGCGACAATGTTTGGATTGTTCGTGTTGTAGTACAGCGTGTCTTGCAGTTTACCTGCGTTGTAGATGACGGTGACAGTGCCACCGACGACCATTTGGACGCGCAGGCCATTGCTTTGTTGCGGCGATGTGTATTCGGTGCCGTTGACGTTGGCTGAAACAATGCCGAACTGACGGGCGTAGTTACGTCCCACGCCGGCCATCTTGGGATTGCCCGCAATTTGAAAACGCTTGGCCGTATAGGATCCTGCTGTTTGCTCGGAAGAGCCAGACAAGTAGGAGACAACGTCCCAGTTCAGACGATATGGCGTGCCGTTGGGGAGGCCGTTGTAGGCGCCAAATTGAGTACGGGACGATGGGGAGAACGAGTGGCAGAAGGCCTCAGCGGTAAGACCTGCGAAGGTTTGGGCGTTGAAGGCGTTCTCGTCGGGGCCGACAGTAATGCCAAAATTGCCGTAGCGGTTGTTGTGGCCGCGTAGGCGACTGTCTGGTGTGGTGCGAACACTGCCGGACAGGGCTTCGTAGGTGGTGGTGCCAGCGATTGGTGTGCCGCCTTGGTAGTAGTACCAGCGGTAGTCGCCGTCAGGGAAAGAATCGAGGGGTAGTTGGCCGATGTAAACGCCAGCGCGGTCTGCAGCGATTTCTGCGGGGGTGCTGTATGGGCCTCGAGGCATGGGCGATTGCCCTGCCAGGAAGACCATGCTGAGGCTTTGGTAGCCGCCCCAGCTAAACATGCGACTCCAGACCAGCTTGGGGCTGATCATGATGCCGCCGACGTAGTAAAAATCAGTGCGGCCGTTGATGTTTAGCTGGACGCGCTGTTGTTTAGTGAAGACAATGGGAATCGTTTCGCCGTAGCGGCTTAATTCTTGGTTGGCCTGGAATCCATATGTTGGAGCAAAACGGTCGCGACCGACGATATTGTCGAGGGCTCGATTGCCGCCTTGACGTTGTTGCGCAGATGGCTTAGGCGCCAGCAACAATGACAGACCTTGAGAAACAAGGCCAAGAACCAAAGAAACGATGGCAACAGTTAACGCGTCATTTTGTACGTCTGGAATATGCGCGTACTCGGCCGGGCGTTCGCGACTGAGCCAGTCGATACGTTGCTTGAACTGAAGATATTCCTGTTCAGTGCAGCCCAGCTCTTCGGCTAGCTGGCGCTCGTAGGGCAGCAGTTGCTGCGGTAGCAGCGGAGTGCAGGAAACGCCGTAAGCGGGTGCCAGGTCACCGCTTGCAGACTGGCCGTTATGTAGAGGATGCCGTCCTGCCAAACTGTCCCGAAAGCGTAATTCTTGTGTGGTAGAAGAACCACGTCTCCATCATACAAAGGATCTAGCACGCGGCGTCCCCAGCCGTGGATAGCCTTGAGGATTTGACGAGGCGGGGCGTCGTACCAGCAGGGGTCGAAGGCGGGGGTGGCGATGCCGAGGCGGTCAAGGACTGTGTAGGCGAGGTGGATGCAGTCGATGGCGCCATCAGGGTCGGTGCCGTCTGCGCCGAGGCGATAAGGGCGACCGATCAGGTCGTACATCAGCTCAGGCGGACCTGCGCAGTGGTGGGCAGTGGGCCAAACACGTCTTCAGTGATGCGGCGTCTTGGTACGTCACCACCAACTGCATCAAGGACTGAAGAGATTTCCAGGCGGAGTTCGGCGTCGCTCCAGATGGCACCGGCAACTTGACCTGCGTAGGAGCTAAGCACACGGTAGTCGGCCTTGTTGTCGGGGTTGAGCATCAGCATGTCCACCAGTACCACCCAACTACCATCGACCAGTGTGGAGGCCCAGCTACGGCTGAGGGAGTTGTTAGGCAAGGCAAGTTGCGTGGACTGGTTGTCGCCGCTACGGTTGACCGTCACGCCCGAAAAGCCGAAGGGCAGGAAGCCGTGGGTGTTGCCGTTGTAAGCGACGTTTTCGTTGATCCAGAAGTTTTGGAAGTAGAGCGGGGATGCGCCGTCCGTGCGGGGCTTGGCGGTCAGCATGTGACCCAGGGCTATTTCGGTCTTGAAGCTGGTGTCCATCAGTTCATGCCGAGGCGGCTACGGGTGGCGCGGGACTGCTGCAGGCGGCGAAGGGTGCGCTGTTCGCCTTGCGTAGCGCCTTGCTGGGCAGCTTGTGCCATGCCAGCACGGAATTGGTCGGCGGTGACGTAGTCAACGGAGTTAATGCGTTCCACTGTATAACGCACATCAATGGAGGAAGCGTTCATTGCTGCCAAGCCACTTGTCGGTCCTGCGTCGCTTTCTCCATTGCCAGGGATTACTGCAGAGCCACGAGCGCCTGAAGCATAGCGATTCATGGCAGAACGCATCTTGCTAGCAGGAATAACGTATTCCGATTCACCACCTTCCCCAATAATTGCATTCGTCGGGCCATTAACAAAGCCACCCTCTGCAAACTTAAAAGCGCCACTGTAATTCGGGACCCCGCCCAGCCCTGAAATTCCCGCATCAAACGAGCCGCCGAAGCCGGCTGCTCCACCCGAGAATCCGCCACCAATGCCGCCGCCAAAAAGACCAAGTACAGACTTGATGGTATACATGACAAGCATTTGAGCAATAATTTGCGCTGCCATGTCAAAGAAATGATCAGCAATGCTTTGGAACATAGAGGACAGCGCCTCCTGCGTAGTTTTAGATCCGCTGGCAATATCTTTGAATGCCTGACCAAAGGCACTGCCAATGGACTTGGCGCCCTCTGCGACTTGATAGCCCCAGTTAGACAACTTTGCTAATTCTTCTTGCGCACTAACAGATGCTTCCTTGATGAATTCCATTGGGCTCTTTTTCTTCTCCTGATCAAGAGGTACGCCAGCTTCAGCAGCAGCTCCCTTAGTTGTAATCCCTCCTCTCGCCGCTTCAAGGTCGGCCAGTGCCTTTTTGAGTCGATCCACTTGATCAGCAGAAGCCTTTCTTGCTTCGGCGTCTGCCACGGCGGCTTTTGCATTGGCAATGGAAAGGTCTAAGCTCTCCAATTGTGCCCGCACAAGCTTGCGCACTTCTGCCACCTGCTTGGCCCTTTCCGGCAGCATACCTTCTGCCATAAGCTTTTCAACATCTCGCTCATATTGCAATTGCTCTCTTTGGCTCTTCAACAGATCTTCGATAGGCTTAAGCGCTTCTTCTCTGACATCTTTAATTGCCTGTTCAAGCTCCAAAGAGTTGGTGATACTTTGAAGACGCGATGCTTCTTTGATATCCTCTCTCTCTTTCGCGCCCTTTGCCTCTTGCAGTGCTTTATTCAACTCACGCTGAATTGCTACTTCCTTGTTGGAATACTCAGCGAATGCTTTGGCTATTGGATTGGTTTGCTGAAGCACCAAGAGTCGCTGCTGTTCCGCGAATAAAGCATCGGAAGCGGCTTGGGCTTGTTTTGC